ACCATGAATCTGCATCTGCTTGTGTCTGATTAGACTCTATGCAACTCTTGGCTATAGCTAACCTAGTAATTATCTCATCTTTAGATAGCCCTTGAGAGGCGCTAGGAGCTTGCTGTGGGGCTGGTTGCGGAGCTTGTTGGGGTGTAGGGGCTACTTGACCGCCTTCAGGTGTTATCTTGCCGCCTTTACCCGGCGATTTAATGGTATAGTAAGTCGTGCCTTGATACTCTCGCGTACCACACTCAGCCGTATACTTCATGCCTTCTTGAAACAAATGTTTATCAGAAGGCCAGTAACCAATCCAATTGCCAGTGTCAGTTTTAATAGACCCTGTTGGCTTGTTTGGTTTAGGGTCGTAAAGATTGGCAACGGTAAATGTTAATGTAGTCATATTAGTTCCTTTTATTGTCCATGATTCTATTTCAAAATATTGACTGATTTCTGCAACTGCTTCTTCTGCTGTTTTAAAACTCAATCACTTCTTCCTGTGACTCCTTGTACTGGCTGCAAAACGGTGCAACTGCACAATAGTTCTCGCAACGAACTCTCTCGCCACGCCTCATGTCTATGTAATGGTCTGACTTTAACTCATTGTCGTCGTTGACAAGACCCTTAGACACGCAATACTCAAAAGCTTCTTGCCTGCTATCTAACAAACGAAGTGCAGACTTTCTGTTTTGTTTCATAACAGCCCACTTTGTCGGGCGTTCCCACATTTCTGTAGGTGTGCATATTGGGAGCCATTCACGAGCTTCCTGATGCTCACGAATTTTCTCTTCAATAAACTCTCGTTGTTCATCTTCATCCCATAAATCTGCTTTTAAAATGCCGATCTGATGTTGCGGATAATCACGCTCGAACTTGGCCTTAGACTTTGAGTAGTCACGGTACAAAGCAACGATCTGCACCTCATCAACAGAGATGCCGTTCTTTTCACATAGCCATGCCAGTACGTTTAACTGCTGCACTTTCTCTTCTTTAAGACCGTTCATAGTTTCCCAAACGGATGTAAACTTATAGTCAGACAAGACATTATCTTCCCACAAATCTATCTGACCACTAAGTGTCCAGCCTCCGACATCTGCATACAAACGACGCTCTATAATACGCTTGCCATCTACATCACCTCCACGTTCTAAGACATGGTGCATGGCTTGACCCATCAGGGAAAACAATCGGTCAGAACAATCTTCAACGATCTGATCTCCATAGTCTCGCATCAAGCTAACTTGTCTAGGCGGAGCGATAAGACGTGTGACTGATATGTCAGAGTCTCCGCTGTCGTAAGTATCGTTTTTGATTGCATCAACGATAGGCTGTGGCAACCCTAAGTTGTTTGTAATTTTCATTGCACTTCCCCTAGTTGATCTAACAATGCAACCAGTGCTTTTGTTATGTCTTCTGCCCAAGGTTCAATCAACTCATAGTCGTGCTTGTGCAGCTCAGTAAGCAAATTAGCTTCATTGATAAGAGCAAAGCAATGTAGGTCTATCCTGACTATTCCGTCGTGCAAAATTTTTACTTCATCCGTCATGTACTTTACTCAACACTAAATTAATGATGTCGTCCTCTACTGGAATTGGTTTTAAACTGGCAAATGGATATACAGAAACCCTGGAAATGTCAGTGTTTTCGCCGTTGTGCAGGATTTCTAACTCATCGACAACGTAATCATTTCCTCTCGGCAAAACCGTAGCTTTTATGTTGAGATTAATATGATCTGCTAAAGTATAAATTGTGTTAATTTTCATATTAACCTCCCCTTACTTTGCGTTGCTGAACAGAATTTTCTGCTATTACGGTACAACTGCCACCACTATTCATAAATCTGCGGATATTTTCTTGATGATCCATTTTGTTAAAATTAACTGTTTCTAACTCTGTCCAATCGAGAAGATTTCTTTTCGCCTCTGCGGCTGTGTGAAACCACTCGGAGGATTCTTGCCTATTATTAACTCTGTAAATTTTCATGATACCCCCCTTACCATTCAACATTTTCGATTGTTGAGTTACTTGATGTAACTTCTACTCCGTTGCCATCCCTGTCTAAATAAGGAATTTCGTCTCGCTCAAGTGCGAGATCAATATAGTTTTTGAGAATTTTTACAACTTTTAGTTGTTCGTCTGATGTCATTTGATAAAAGAACATTTTATCAATAAATTTTCCTAGCCCTTCTTCACGCAAATAATCCTCGACATATTCGTACCACGCTGACGTATCACCATCGACACTATTAGCGCATAGCCCTGAATCGACCACAGCCTTTTTGCCAACGACCACTTCATAGTCACGCTCTATCGTTAGCTCAAACTGATAGGTCTTTTTTGCTGTTACATTAAATTTCATATTTTGACTCCTTTTCTGATGTACGCACCATTACACATTACTATCATAAATGCAAATAAAAAATGCTATTGCAATTACAATTATCTTTGTGATAGGCTATTTACATGGCTTATAAAACTATCATTCGTGATAACAAACACCTAAAATTCATTCGACAATTGGAATGTGTCCTTTGTGGCTCACCTTTTGTGGAAGCTGCACATCTGCGTATTGGAACAGACGGAGCAACTTCTATGAAGCCAAGTGACTGCTGGGTTTTACCTTTGTGTAGTCCACATCACAGGTTGCAACATCAAATTGGAGAGAGGACGTTTTGGGAGGGTAGAGACCCACATTATTTATGTGCGGAACTTTATAAGCGGACTGGCCTATATGAAGAGGCTATTGCATTAATTGAAAGGGAAAGAGTCAATGTTGGACGTAAACAAGCTTTATCATAAATTATCAGACACAGGGAAGGAACGGGCAGAAGCCCATGCAGCCTTTAAATTGTTAGAAGACACAGAGAAAAGTGTGCTTGCAGAACACACACAGAAATTTATTATTAACGGTGCTAAATCGCAAGCCTCTGCCGAGTCGCAAGCCAGAGCGTGTCCTGAGTTTGTAGAGTTTCTAAAAGAAAAGGGACGGTTACGCCATGAGTTTGGGATTAAAGACGTGGAGTACGAGTCAATTAAAGTTTATATAGATATGCTCAGAGCTAACCAAGCGTTAGAGCGAGCGCAGATAGGGGTTTTATAATGCAAAGTAATCTTTTTTACCCGGATGTACCGGGCTGGCAAAAAACGGATACAAGTAAAACGGCTGCGGAGGAGATAGCCCCTACAGCAAAGACTGTTCGTGGGTTAGTATTAAACGCACTATCTCAACGAGGTTTAACTTCGTACGAACTAGCTGACAGGCTAGGGTTGCCGTATCACACTGTCCAGCCAAGGACGAGTGAGCTTAGAGCAAAGAGTCAGATTATTGATTCTGGTGAACGGCGGCTTGGGCCAACAGGTAAAATGGGAATAGTCTGGATAGCACATGGGTAAACTGTCACGCGACAAGGGCGCTCGTATAGAGCGAGAAATCGTTAATACTCATAAAGCCGCTGGCATCCATGCCGAAAGGTTTGACGCACGGCGAGGGCAGTTTGGTGCAGAAAAATCGTATGACATAGACGTATATTGGCAAGGTAAGGAAGAAGCGCCATTGTGCGGAGAGATTAAAGCAAGGAAGTTCTTTCCGATTTGGCTCACTGGTTATCTCGCCGACAATGATTTTTTATGCTTGCGAGAAGACAACCGTCAGCCCTTGTACGTTGTACCTCACCATGTGTGGATCAAGTTGTTGAAAAATGGGAAAACGTAGCGACTTTGAAAGAAAGGAAAGAGACTTTTACCCAACTCCAGCGAGTGCGGTAAAACCTTTGCTACCTTTCTTAGATATACACAAATACTACTGCGAACCTTGTGCGGGTGACGGTGCGTTGATAGACCATTTATATTCTGCTGGGTATGATTGCAGTGCAGCGTATGACATCGAACCACAAAAAGGCTGGATAAAACAAAAAGATGTTTTTGACCTTGAGTTTTGTGAGGGTGATTTATTTATAACAAACCCGCCTTGGGGTAGGAAAATGCTTCACCCGTTGATTACACGTTTGTCTAACCTTGCGCCGACTTGGTTGTTGTTTGATGCTGATTGGATGCACACTAAACAAGCTAAAGCATATTTGCATAGATGCTCTACTATAGTCAGCGTTGGCAGAGTTAAATGGTTTGGTAAGATGACGGGCAAAGACAATTGCTGTTGGTATCATTTTGATAAAAACTGCACGGGCGAAATTAAATTTTTTGGGAGGGATTAATGCCATACAACAAAAAAACAAACCAATGGAGAAACACTACACCATTGTTGCGAGAGAAAAAACCGTTTGAGGTTAAGAACCCAAACAAAATGACAGATGAACAACTGTTAGAAGATGCAAAAAAAGAACAACAGCAAACTAAATTTAATAAAAAGTGGAAATAATTAATGAACATTTTAGAAGAAGCATTGCACACAATCGAAGAACGAGGGAAATCATACGGCAATGCGAAACCATTGTTCCGACAGATTGCTCAATTGTGGACGGTGTGGCTTGGCATAGGGGTATCGGCTAGTGACGTTGCCCACATGATGATTTTAATGAAACAAGCTAGGGACAAGATGGGCAATTCTCAACGTGATAATAAAGTGGATATAGCTGGTTACGCCGCTGTGCTTGAAATGCTAGAGAAAAAATGATACAAGAGATTGCTGGTTTCCCTCGAAGCCAGTAATAGCTGGGGTTTGGCGCGGGTCTTTGACTCCCCGCAGCCGCCCCAGTTTTTTATTGAAACTGTAAACAAAACCGTGTTACCGTAGTTTGTTAATGTTTTTTTACTCTGGAACGTCCCGAGTTACTGCTTGGGGCGTTTCTTTTTTTATCCAGTACCCGTAAACGCATCGTGTACCGTTGCGGCTACAATCGTAGGTATCGTAAAGGACGCCGTCGATGTAAGCTGCAAGATGACGAGATAAGTTGAGAACTAAACGTCCTTCTTTTGGCAGTTCATTTTTTGCAACATGAACTTTACAACCTGATCCGATAAACATAAGTGGAACCCAAGTAAACCCTAAACTAGTCATATAATCTTTGAACCATTTGCGTTTAGTGTAGATGCCATTTCTTGCACTGCGTGGTTTTTTCCCAGTATGTTTTGTTTTGCGTTGCGTAGCGTTTCCTTCTGCAAGTCGATCATAGACATCTTTGTAATCGAGATTTGCTGCAATAGCGACTGCTCTTGTAACGCAATCACCAGCAGTCCCAATGAAGTAAGACGACCGACCGCCATCTGTTTCTTTAAAAGTTACCATAGTCTTATCCTTTCAGATTAAACCACAACAACACGGCTTTATTTACAATTTCAAAGAGCAGCCCTTTTCGGGTTCTTGCATACATTGTAGCACATCGTGTTTTTGAAAATTGCAATTTCACCTTGTTTTTGAGGGGTTTGCAAAATTAACTTATTGAAATTGTTTAAGAAAAAAAAATAAAAAAAACGCTTGTTGGGATTTTTGCCTGTGGATAACTTTTCTGCTTGTTTTGTAAAATCAGCTATATTATTCTTGGAATCGGACGGCACTCCGACATTTGGTTGCTCTCTTGTTGTTGTGTCCCCCTGTTAGCACTAGCAGTGCCGTCCATTTTTTTTAATAACAGGATGATAACAGGAGCTAACATGATTTATAAATCTGCTGAAACAGAAAAGTTTGTTGTAATTCCCAATGATCTAGCAACAGATAATTCAATTTCGTTTGAGGCAAGGGGTATGCTTGTCTACATCCTTTCACGTCCTGTCGATTGGAAGATTCGTATGTTGGATTTGCAAAAGTTTGGTGATTGTGGCGAGAAAAAAATCTACAGGATCATAAACGAATTGCTTGATTTTGGCTATCTTGTCCGACGACGTGCAAGAAATGAACAAGGTACGTTTACATCGGTGGAATATGACGCATACTCTAGTGTTCAACCACACGGCACAAAACGGCGCGTGGGTAAACGGCGCGTGGAAAAGGGAGGTACATACAAAGAAAAGAAAGAACAAAAGAAAGAAAGTACAAAAAATACTAGCAGAATAATTGATTACGAAGAAAACGGAATGTCGAAGGGAGTCAACGAACTAGACGAAGATGACTTTGGCATATGGTGGTACGCTTATCCAAGACAATACAAACGTGCCGGCGCAAAAATGGCGTACTTCGCCGCACGTCGTAAAACCGATGCGGTAACTTTATTAAAGGCAGCAGAAATCTACGCTCAAGAAAACTACGGTGTTGAGAAGAAGTTCATCAAGTCGCCAGAGAACTGGTTGCGAGAAGAACTCTGGGAGGACAACGCACCACCACCCATGAATTTGTATGAAGTCAATGGTCAAGAGATACGCATGACGGCGGAAGAAGCTGATGGTCAAGTAAACGCAAAATTAATTCGGGGGGAATAAGATGGAAATTAGAGAGTTGAAGTCACGCCTACATGATCGTGCTGAAAGTGTAATTAAACATCTGTTGCCACAAGGCAAGAAATCTAGCGGAGAGTGGAAGGTTGGTTCAACTGCTGGTGATGCTGGGCAATCTTTGTCTGTGAGATTAACAGGTGATAAAGCTGGAGTCTGGAGCGACTTTGCTACAGGACAAAGCGGAGACCTAATAGACCTCTGGCGTGAAGTCAGGGGCTTGAGCCTAGTGTCTGCCCTTGACGAAATCAGAAGTTACCTTGGCGTCGAGCCACATAAATTTGATAAACCACTGCGAGAGTCGTTTACAAAACCAAGCCGACCTCAATGCTCTGCACCTACAGGCAAGATGTTAGAGTACCTGACGCAAGAGAGAGGCTTGACGCTTGAAACAATCAACACGTTCAAGGTTGGGACTACAGACACGGCTATCTTTTTTCCGTTTATTAAGGATGATGAGCTAACGCTTGTAAAGTATCGCCCTATTAATGGCAAGCCACGCCCAACTGAAGCAAGCTGCAAACCAATCTTATTCGGCTGGCAAGCTGTAGCTGATGACGCTAGGGAGATTGTTATTTGCGAGGGTGAGATTGACGCTATGACCATGCACCAATATGGATACTCTGCTGTAAGTGTGCCGTTTGGTGCTGGGTCAGGTGGAAAGCATAATTGGTTAGCTCACGAATATAATGACCTTGAAAGATTTGAAACTATCTACCTTTGTATGGATACTGATACAGCCGGACTCGAAGCTGCTGATGACCTATCGGAGAGACTTGGTAAACATCGCTGTAAGATAGTTGAGCTTCCGCATAAAGACGTTAATGAATGTTTGCAACAGGGGATAACAGAGGATGAAATTAAACAAGCCATCGACAACGCAAAGCAAATTGACCCTGAAGAACTCCGACGAGCAGGAGACTTCTACGACCAAGTTCATAAGACGTTCCACCCCACGACGACCGCCGAATCGGGCTACGCAGTACCGTGGGAAGGGTTTAAAGAGTTAAGGTTTCGACCTCACGAAATTACCTTATGGACGGGTGCTAGTGGTGCAGGGAAATCGCAACTACTAAGCCATGCCTCAGTAGGGTTTATAAATCAGGGAGCTAAAATATGTTTAGCAAGTCTGGAAATGACGCCAGCCCAATCCCTTAAAAGAATGGTTAAGCAAGCTGGAAATGTAGACGTTCCAACTGATGACCACCTACACGCTACATTAGATTGGCTTGACGACAATCTCTGGTTATACAATCACGTTGGACGAACTACTGTTGAAAAGCTGCTTGATGGTTTTGAATACGCTCGAAAGCGTTACGGCGTAGATACCTTTATTATTGATAGCTTTATGCGACTAGCCAATATCTCTGTAGATGATTACAAAGCACAATCTGATGCTATGTTTGCGTTGACTGATTGGGCTGTAAATAGACCAGTTCATTTGCACCTTGTCGCCCATGCTAGAAAGGGACAAGACCCCAAGGACGTTCCAGATATTGAATCAGTAAAGGGAACATCCGAAATTGGCGCAAACGCTTTTTTGATAATTGGGGTGTGGCGTAATAGAAAATTA